GGAACATGGTCGGCGCCATCTGGCTGCTGCCGGCGCTGGCGCGCTTCCTGATCAAGCCGGAGAAGCTCGCCGGCAAGGTGGGCGACCCCGCACTGGCGGGCTGATCGAAGCCGCTGCACGCAGAGGTGTAAGCGCGTGCCGGATTTGGCACTGCCTGACGGGATGTTTGGCACCGCGCAAAAGAGCGATGACTTGCCGTTTTCGCGCGATGCTTGGCACCGCTATGACCGTTCAGAGAAACGTCTGTAGTGAGCCTGGCCCTCTTTGGGGCTCGCTGAGGCTCGCGACAGGCGTTTCTCTCAATGGTCCTCTGCCGAGGCGGCGGGGGACTCCCCATCGCCTGAGCAGTTTCACCTGAACCGGCCTAGCTAATCCAGGCAGTTTCAAGCAGATCGGCCAGCTTGTAGTTGGGGTTGCTTGCCCCACCCGCCAGCGTCTCGACCCCGACAACGCTCACCGCAGCGCTTCGCAATGCAGATGGCACAACCAGCAGGTTGGGCCGGATATCAAGCGGGCGACCACCGTCGGCCTTGAAGCCGCGCATGGCGTCGTACGCTTCCTGGAAGCTGGCCGCGTCCAGAGGCTTGGTGGATCTCACCGCCATCTGCCAGAAGCCAAACCCTACGTTGCAGCGCACCCGGATGCCATAGCGGAACTCGTCAGCCATGAAGACCTGTTCGTCATCATCCTTGGTCATGTAGGCGAACTCGGCCTTGGTGCGCTCCTGGTAGATGAGTGGCTTGAGCGCGCGGCTGGTATCGAGCAGGTACCAAGCCGGGCCAGGATCAGCTGCCGGAGCGAAGCTGTTGGACACAGCGCTCGGCATGCCGGTGCCATCGACGCTTGGGTATACCGGGTGGTCAGTATCGAAGAAGTTCTGACCGTCGAAGCACAGGGTGGCATGCCCGGCCTTGAGTAGGGCGAAAGCCAGCTCGTCCGGATGACTGCCGGCTGCCCGGCCCATCTCGGAGAACAGCGGGCTGTAGATGCCAACGCTGTCGTCCTCGATGTCGGTGCGTTTCACGCCGACAGTGGATTCGAACAGCTTGTTGGTGATCTGGTAGCCCTGCGCGGCCATGTCCTTGACCACGCGATCGCCGATCCACTCGCGTAGTTGTGGGAACTGGCCGAGCCACCCGTAGGTGTTGCTGGCCGTCACCGAGGGCACGATGGTGGCCAGTTTCTTGTACTCGCTCGGAGCTGCCTGCAAGGCGTCCTGGAAGCTCGCCTTGAAGCCGACGCTCAAGGCCTTGATCATTTCGGGGGTAACGATAGCCATAGCTCGTTTCTCAGTTGGCACGCCCTGCAAGGGCATGGTTCAGTTCGCGAAGTTCTTTCTCCAGGTCAGCCAGCTCCAGTTCGAGCTTTGCGGCTTCGGCCTTGCATTGCTCGATGATCTGCTGACGTTCCTCGATGCTGGGATGCTTATCGTTGCCCCACTTCAAATCGCTCGCAGCGCCGCGCAAGGACTCCATCAGGCGCTCGTGCACCAGGTCAGGAAGGAAGAAACACAGCGCACTCAGGTCGAACGCTGGTGCGTGCTCGCCACCGATGATTCGGGCCGCGCCGCTCTGGAAGTCTTTCCAGGGCGCCTGTCGGTGATCGCCATTGAGGCCCGCCGAAACGCGCGACGCGATCCAGCGCTTTTCAAAGTGATCGGCCTGGGCTCGGATCTCATGCTTCATCTGCACGCCGTAGTCCGCCAGGCTGAGAGGCGCGTGCCGCATGCCCGACTCACGGTTGCGGCAATGCTGAATTCGGGCCTTCGCGGCCTCGATCTTTTCGACCAGCGTCTGCCGCGCTGAATGGATGGCGCTGAGGGCGGATTGAACGTCTACAGCTGCTGTGTTTTCGGGCATGGCTTGGCCTTTTCGAGTAGGGTGTTGATGATTTTCGGTGGTGTGATCGTGTCGCTTTTCGCTGCGGGAGCGACTGGACTGCCGGAACCGAATCGGCGGGTGGACCGCCAGTTGCCTCCGGTGTTTTGAGCTAGGTTGTACTCAGACATGAGCTTGTCGCTGGGTATCATTGGGGGCCTCCTTAGCGATCCGCTGCGCCGTAACTGGTCTTTGCTCCGAAGTTGCGGCGGCCTGTTCATGGTCGTTTTCCGTTATGCGGCGGTGCCGGTGGAACCAAAGGCCAGCTGCCAGAAGCCATAGCCAGAGGCCACCCGAGCTTCGGCGCCGAACTTGTACTTCTTCAGGTTGAAAACCGATTCGGACTCAGGGCTGACTTGCGCCACGAACTCCGGCGCCTTGCGCTCCTGGTAGATGAAAGGACGAATCGGCTTGGAGGTGTCCAGCAGGAACCATGCGGTGTCCGACTCAATACGCCCATCCACCACCAGCTCAGCGGCTCCCCGGTAAGGGTTCGGGCTACCGTCGGCCAGTTCTTCATTGGTCAGGAGCATGCGTGCGGTATCTTCGAGCGCACCGCCGACCAGGAGTACGGTGGGCACCACGTTGAGCGACCGGCCTTCCTCATCCTTCATGGCCCGCAAGCCCGCCTTGGCTGCGCCGAAACTGGCCTGGGCAGCTGCCAGCGTGGCGTTGGAGAGTGGCGCGGTGATCATGTTGCTGACCGAGACATCGCCGACCGGGTGTTCGGTATCGAAGAAGTACTTACCGTCGTAACACGGGGCCGTAAAACTCTTGTTCACTGCCTCGAACACGATCTCGTCGGCCAGCTGAGCGGCGGAGTGACCAGCCATCTGGGCAGGCGGCATGTAGATGCCAACCTGATCATCTTCGATGTGCTTGCGCTCAACCTCGATGGTGGCTTCGAAGTCGTTGTTGACGACCTCGTAATGTGTGGCGGTAAGGTTCTTGACTTGCTTGGCGCCGATCCAGCGCTGCATACGTGGGAACGCACTGAGCCAGTGATAGACATTGCTGGCGCCGGTAGACGGGACCTTCATGGCGATTTTGTCCCAGCTGGTCGGGGCCGCGCCGAACCCTCGGGTGAACTCGGCGCGAAGGTCGGTGTAGAGCGTTTGAAGCGTGTCTTTGTTGATATTCATCTTGCTGGAACTCCTTCGTTTTCCTGTCGCGATAGGTGGGGGCAGGCCATCAGCGGCCCGCGCCAGTGCGGCCGACATAAACGTTCATGTCGACGTCGTTTTTGCTTTCGATGTGGGTGACCTTTGGCCTGCCGTCGCTGCTGACGTGGATCTCGATCTTTCCGCCCACTTCGGAAGGTTGACTTGGGGCTTTCTCGGGTGAGCCGGTGACAGCCTCAGCGATCATTTCGCCGAGCGAGCCGCCTCCCCAATAGCCCAGGGCGCCGCCGATCAGCCCACCGATGGCAGTGCCCAGGACGGGCACCACGGAGCCCAGCGCTGCGCCAGCGGCGGCACCTGCCAGCCCGCCTGCAGCGCCGCCAGCCACGCCGGAGTACCCCACGGTCTTTTCCTGGGTGGTCAGGCGGTCGTCGGTGGCGATGTTGTAGGCCTCAAGGCCGCTCGCCGCGAGCATGAGCGGAATGCCGGCACGCCCCAGCCATTTGCTGGCACCCTTGAGCTTGCCGCCTGGATTGAAGCCACCCGTGACGTCGGCCAGCTTCTCGGCGGTACTGACCGGGCCGAAGGAGCTGGGCATGTTGACGACGTACACCGAGGGCACGCCGGTTGCTTGCTCCAAGGCCTTGCCGGTGGCCACGCCCGCTGCTGTACCACCGAGCTTGCCGGCGAGGCCTGAAATTGCCTTGCCGCCGTAACGCGCTGTACCAAACAGCCCGGCTGCGCCGAGGGCGCCGCCGAGCAGCATGTCTTTGCCATCCAGGCCCAAGCCGCCCTTTTCTTTACTGTCCAAGCCCCAATTGATGAGGCCGCTCAGGGTGTCGTTGACCGGCTTGGCGAAGTCGTCGGCGGCTTTGCGCAGCGCGCCCTTGAGGCGGTTGGTCTGGTCGACGGCGTTGCCGATCGCGTCCGGCAAATCACGGGCGATGGTGCCGCTGGCGTCTTCGATGCCCTTGAACTTGGAAGCCAGCTCGGTCATGGAACCGTCGCTGAGCAGGTTACGAACGCCCTTGATTGTGTCTTGGTCAGCAGTGCCAAAGGCAGCTGCCAGGAAGTTGTTCCTCTGCAGGTCGGTGGTCAGCTTGTCGTATTTGGACTTGATGTCCTCGATGACCTTGAATGGGTCGCGCTGGGATTGATCCGCGTTGAAGAACTTAACGCCGGTCGCTTTCTCTGCGGCCTTGCGGTAGTTGTTGTTGGTGAATACCCGCAGCGTGCTATCGGTCAGAGTGCCCAGACGATCGGCGTTGGGCTCGAAAGCGGAGAGCGTTTCCGTCAGCGCCAAGGTCTGGCTCAGGTCAAGACCAGCTGCCTTCGCGCTCGCGCCGATCTTCGGGAAGATGCTTGAGAGGTTGTTTAGTTCGGCACTGCCCAAACGTCCAGCCACTACGAACCGGTCCAGCAGCAGAGCAGCTTCCTGCTGGTCGCTCAGGTCGATGTCGAACTGCTTAGCGGCTACGCCCATAGCGTTCGCCAGGTCGGTTGCACTGGCTTCTGCAACAGCCAATGTTTCCGCCATCGGCAGTACTGCCGCTCGCGCGTCTTGGATGCCTAGGCCAGCGGCTATCAGCGCATCAGAACCAGCCCTTAACTCGTCTACGGCTTGGCCGGTTGCAATCTGTGCTTCGAACCAACTCTGGCGCAGCAGATTCGCTTCGGCCGCAGTCGCTCCAGCAGTGAGCTGCAGCTGCTTGAGGTCCTTGTCCAGCTGGGCCGACTGCATGCCAACCGCGATGGCAGAGACACCCAGGCCCAACTGAGCGAGCTTGCCCTCGACCGATCCGGCGAAGCGGCCGAGCGCGTCCAGCTCGCCTTTGACGGCAGAACCGAACTTCCTCAGGCCTGTCTCGCCCTTGCTCAGCCCGCCCTGTAGGCGGGAGACATCGGCAGTTAGGCGTAATGCGAGTTCAAGGTCGTTGCTTGCCATCTTTTCTCAACCGGGAGACGTAGTGCTGAAGCTCAGCGGGCGGTAGCCGCAGGATCTCCGCTCGGGACCATCCCGTGCGGAGGGCCAAAAGAAGAATCAGGTCCCAGGTGTCTCGCTGCTGGACGGCTCGCCGTTTCCCATCTGGTCCAGGCACAGCTGCGCATCACGAAGAGCGAGGAAGTCCGCTCGCGTCTTGATCATCTTGCGTACGAACGGGCCGCTGTAGCGCTGACCATCGACGCTGGTCACCTCGGTGAGCTGGCGCACGGCCTGTTCGGCGTAAAAGGCCAGGCCGTTCTCGGTACCACCTGCATCGGCAGCGGCGTCGATCAGGTCCTCCAGGAAGGCCTCGCGCATGGTGAACTGGGTGTAGGTGGTACCTGCGATCTCGATGCCACGGGGGAAGGTGCCGGTGGTGGTGAAGGTTTGCATGGGAGATCCTTATTGCGCGTTGGCCACATGGCCATGAAGTAGGGTGGCAAGCTCTTCCTCGCAGCTGGACTGCTTGGAGAGCTGTTGTTCAAAGGGCGAACTGGACTCGCACGTGCGCCGGCGCGCTTCCACGCTACGGCCTCCCTGGAGCGCTAGCCGTTCGGCAGTCCCCAAGGCCGCGAGCTCGATATCGCTCAGCTTGAAAGTGTCAGTGGATTGCATGGCTTACCTCGATTGAATGGCTGGGAATGCTGGACCGGAGTAAGTCGGCGGGATTAGCAGCTTTCATGATTTTCCATATGCGGCGGTCGCTCAGGCCGAACTTGATGGCGAGTTCCGAAACCATGTTGTTCATGGATCGGCCTTGACCCAGACCAGCCTCAATGAACTTGTGGATGGCAATGTCCCGGAGTGCTCGCATGGCGGTATCACAACTAGGGACGTAAAGCGGGAATCCGCCGTAATGCTTACGCAGGAGAGCGCCAAGGGCTTCGCTGCCGAGCGCTTCGTCCAGTTTTAGCCGCGACTCTATGCTCACCTCGCGGCACGACGCGGGTACTGGAACCAATAAGGTTGTGCCACCAACCTTAGAAACGATCTGCATGGCGTTCTGGTAGCCAATCTTCGAGGCCATGTCCTTTACCGCCTCGGGGAGCAGCGGCTCGACCATTGAGATGTCGGCGCCGATGCGCGCCAACTCGCTAGCCAGATATCTGGAGACAATGACGCTCGACACTTCCAACCCCTTTCCGCTGCTTGCCGGCTATGGGGTGAATTAGATTCAGTAGGAAGCGGCGGTAATAGTTGGAAGGGGTTCAGTAGACTGAAGGGCTTCAGTATGGCTGACCGGCTCGCGCCTCATATGAGGTGAGAAACGCAGCACTGGAGCCATTTGTGGACTTGGATAGCCGCCGTAGCTTGCGCCCCTATCAGTGCCGCGTTTTCTAACGCGGCACTAACGCACCAAGAAGCCGCGAAGACGTACTTGCCCAGGCAACCCCACTAGCGGAGCAAGGACGCGCCGCCATGGGGCTCCTAGAGGCGTAGTGGGTTCGATAGCGTGAGTTAGCGAACGGTACTTCCCCAAGCGACTAGAAGACCGGCTCGTCTGCCAAGAGTGATTGCTGTTGTGGTGTACCGTTTCGGCGCACGAAGGCCTCCATTGCTTCTGACAATGGGTGCTCGATGTCAAAGTCACCGTATCGATCCAGGAAGGCCTGCCAGCGATGGCTGAGGATTCCTTTACGTCGCATGCTTGGAATGACCCAGACCCAATCCAGCGACCATTTGCCCTGCCTGTGCGCAAATGCACATGCACCGACAATGCTTCCTGGCGGATAGGTGCCGGTGTGATCCGCGAAGAGATGGCCTTGATAGGTGGGCGTCGCCTTCTTTGATTGGCACCCGTTCCATTGCACGAAGTCGTAGCGGAACTCCCGCTTGAACCTGAGCGCTCGTTCGTACACCTCCTGGTGCATCCAGAATGGTGAACTGGCGTCCACCAACTCGGGACTCGGGTGTCGCCGCAGTCGATTGGCAAAATTGCGGTCGGGCCGAGGTTCCAGCAATCGCTTCAGCCGCGCATGTTCTCGTCGGTGGCTCAGGCTCGATTCCAGGTTGCCCTTGGTGTAGGTCATGCCGCAGTACTCGCAGGTAACCTCTTGGCGCGGCTTGATATTGCGATGTTTCGGGCCGGTGACTTCCAGCCGGTAGGCCTTGCCGCCAGCCAGTATCACTTTGAAGCGGTAGCCGTTGACGCCCTTGAAGCGCTCCTCGCGCCAGCTGTGTTGCGTGACATTCAGATCGGAGCGCAGGGGAACCTTCATGCGGTGGCGCTGCCGCTCATAGCCGTAAAGGCTGATTTCGCTGGCAGTAAGGAGGTCTTTCTTCTCCAGCGGTCGTGCGAGTCTAGTAACCAGGCGCTCAGGGTCCACACACAGCCCCACCTCTTCGAGCGTGACCAGCAGTGCGGCTGCGTCAGTAGCCTGCAGCCCTCGCCAGCCGATGCAATCCCCATTGGCGAAGCGCGGCTTCTGGTACATGTAGCGAATAGGAATAGCGAAGTGCTCGGCGAGAGCATCGATCAGCGGCCCTAGTCCGTGTGCGCCGCGCGCCTCGGTTTCCAGCACCAGGTCTTCAAAGTCAGTCATGTAGATGATGCCGGTGCGCAGCAACTCGCGCTCCCGGTCTGAAAGCATTGGCGGTCGGGCTCGGGGCTGCCTTTGCTCCCGTAGCAAGGCGATCAGTTCTTCCAGGATGGCGACAGGCAGTGTGGGGGGCATGAGGTAGCGTCCTTGGCTCGGGCTGTTCCGTTAGCGATCAGGCCTAACGGTATCAGCCCGGAGCTGAGCACAGAAGCTCGCAGCGGTGCGAAGAGAAATGCGCCGTCAGTGTTCTGGTCCAGACCCGCTGAAATTGGGCCGGTATGCGTTATGGGTACAGTACTTTCAGGGAATCGGCTCGGACGTATACCACCTTGCCCAGGTTAGGGTCGAAGAGCTGGCCGCGTCGCTGGATCATGGGTGAGCGGGGGCCGGTGTACATACCTTGGACAAGACGATAGCGGGGTGTCCTTCCGCCTGGGCCCAGCTGCGAAGGGACGGACTCAACTACGTATCCTGCCCAGTGCAGCCATCTGAGAAAATTGCGTGCGCTATAGGTAGAAGTCGGGGCCGCGACAGAGGCCTGGAGTGCAAGCTCATCTGCCGAAACCTCACCAAGGATGCGAAGGCTTCGCCACATGGCTTCGTTTGAACGGCCGACCGAACTCGGTTTGCCCTTGCGGGTGATAGCAGGCGCCTCCGCGCCGCAATCCTTGATCAGCCGGAGCAATTGTTCCTCACCGATGGATGTGGTGTTCGCCTGCTCAATGTAGCCAGCCAGTTGCAGGGCCCTCAGATAAACCCGCACGGTGAAGATATCCACCTTGGCCCGTTTTGCGATCTGGCGTGCGCTGAACCCTTGATGCTTCGCTCGGATCACATCCCAAATGCGTTGGCGATTGCCTTTGGTACCCTTCACTTCCACATCGATCGGACGTTTTCCTCTGGCCATTACGCCCGCCTCCGCATCGGAGCATCGCCGGTAAACCAGGCGCGCCCGAGCTGCCTCCACTGCGCCAGGTTGACCGCCTGCAGGCCGATGGCTTCGGCCTCGCCCTGGATGCGGTAGAGGTTGACCGCGACGCGGCGCAAGCAGCCCCGAACGGCATCGCGAAGGTCTTCGAGCAGGTCGTCGCTCAGCGCCAGTTCCGGGTAGCTGGAGCGGGCCAGGGTCTGCATGTCCTCCAGAGTGGCGGGTTGGGCCGGCACCCACTCCAGTACGCGGTTGTGCAGGCGTTCCAACTTGGCGAGGCTGGCCGGCACGCGCTCTTCGCCGATCAGCACCAGGGTGCCCTGGCTGGCGTTGTAGATGTCGGTGAGGATGTTGGCGGCAGCCTTGTCCAGCAGGTACTGGACATCATCGACAATCAGCGGTCGCCCGCTGCGCGACAGCTGCTCTGCGACCTGGTCGACCATCTCCGACATGTTGCGCGCCGGGGCGATGGCCATCTCGCGCAGAACCGCCAAGAGAAAGGCCTTCTTCGTCCAGGTGTCTCGGCATTCGACGTAGTAGGCGCGATAGCGGTTGGCCGCCCAGGCAGCGCCGACCGACTTGCCAAGGCCGCTGGGGCCGTACATGGCAATCAGCCCTGGCAGGCCCAGCGGGCGAGATTGGGCGCGCTCGATGGCGCTGGTAAGAAGGCCGACGTTCGTCAGCGCTACGATCTTTGTCACACTCATTTTACTGCTCTCCTTGTTGGCCTCCCCCGAGGCCGGTTGTGTTACGCGTGGACCTGTTGGCTCGGGTCCGCGTCGAACAAGTCACGCATCGAGGTGAATTCGCTACGGCTCGGGTAGTGCCCGTGCCAGCGCGCCTCGTGCTCTGTCAGTTGCTCGCCTTCACGCAGACGAGCGTCCAGTTGCTTCCACAGGCGGTAGCGCGCAACGCTGTCGCCGGGGAGCTGGAAGGTGTTCAGCTCCTCGATCTGCAGGGCAGCGTGTTGGCGGGCCGCTGCCATTTCTTCGTGGCTGAGCTGGGCGCTCGGCGCGCTGCTCGGCGCCAGCAGCTCGACTCGCTTGCCGGTAAGGGTTTCGAGCTTGTCCAGGGCGCGGGCCATCTGGCCCTGCTCGCGCTTCTCGTAGGCCTGCTCGATAAGTGGCTTGGGCATGTAGTCGCTGGCATTGCCGTCGACCAGGGCTTCGCCGAGCAGCTCCCCCTCCAGCGTCCGAACCCAGATGCGCGAGGCGTCCCGCACGTCGTAGGCGATGCGTACTTCTTCGCCGTGCAACTCGCGCAGGTCGCTCATGAAGTAGCGCTGGCCGGCCCAGGCGATCTCGCCGCGCACGGTCTTGCGGATGACTTGCGGTCGGAACAGGTCATTGACCAGGTCTACGGGCGCCAGCAACGGTTGCCATCCCTCGCCGAGTGCAGCGTCCCAGGCTTCGTTGGGGCTCTGGTGGCGCAGCCTGCCGGTGTGCGGATCGCGCACCTTTGGCAGCCCGCGATGCGGTTTCTGGTTGTAGGTCTCGATCTCGTACTCGACTCCGGCCATGAACTCGCCGAAGGTCGGAATGAGGCGAGTGCTCCCGGTTTCGCGCAGTTGCTTGCGGCTGAGGCGGTGCACCTTGGTGCCGGCGTGCTTGTCCATGTCGGCGCCGATGTAGCTGGGCAGCTTCTTGGCGGCGTTGACCCATACGGTCTGGTGGGCGCGTTCGATCAGGCCGCGCGCCTGGCTGTTGTAGGGCAGAGCGTGGGTCATGGTGCCGCCGAGGCGATCGACCACTTCGCGGACGGTGTCGTTGGCGAAACCCGAGCCGTTGTCGACATAGAAGATGGCGAACATGCCGCCGCGCTGCACGGCGTCGCGCAGGGCGTCCATGACGCCGATGGTCGATTCAGCCTCGCCGACGCTGATGCCGAGGATGCGCCGGGTCGCCACGTCGATGACCGTGGTGGTTTCCGGGCGGTACGGCTTGCCTGTGCGCGGGTTGAGGACCTCGGCGTCGAACTTGTGACCGTCGGCCGTGTAGACGTCGCAGGGCATTAGGCTCTTGGTGCTGCGGCGCTTGAATGGCTGCAGCGCCTTGAGTTCCTGCGGGGTCCGCCGGCCGGTCTCGCGAGCCTCGGGGCTGAGTTTGTTCAGGAAGCGACGCACCTGGTGGATGCTCGGGCGCTCGCCCTGGCACTTGCCGGCGTACTCGGCATAGGCAGCTTCGACGCTGGGCTTGGTCGGCCGTTGGAAGCAGCGCAGGAAGTCGGCGGCCCAATCCGGTACGCCCATGTCCTTCTGCCGCCGAGCCGGAGCGAGGGCGGTTTCGCCATGCTTGCGGTAGTCCGACAGCCAGCGCTTGAGGGTGCGCTCGGAAAGGCTGCGGTCTTCGGTCTTGCGGTCGTTGGCGCGGCTGACGCGCTCTTCCAGGTAAGGGCTGAGTTCGCCAGTCCTGGCCAGGCTCACCAGGGTTTCGATGGCGCGCTGCTGGGTGACCAGCTGGCTCATGCGTTCGATTTCACGCACGAAGGCGAGGCGCGCCGTCATTACGGAGCGTTGCGAATCGCTCAAGCGTGACTCAGATTTTTTGTCACGCTCGGACGGATTCGTCCCGCGAAGCGAGACGGGCATCGCGGTTTCGGCAGGGGCATTCTCATTGATGTTCGCGGCCAGCAGAGCGGACTGGGTTTCAGGCGGCAGGCCGGCAAAGGCGTACTCAATGGCCTTACTGCCGAGGCGGCGCTGGCCTGTCCAGCGTTCGCGTTGGGCTCTAGCTTTCACACTGCGGGCGGTGCCCGGCATACCAAGTAACCCTGCTAGCTCTTGGGCTGTATACCAGTTGCGCATCGGTGCCTCTCTTTATGCCGGCCAGTTGTTCGCCGTGGAGGCTCCGGCCCGATAAAGGGCCGGAGGTGACCTTTTAGGATGCTTGGCGAGCGGCACTGAGAAGGGCTTCGGAGTCCTGGACGAGCAGCAGCAACGCGCGCGATATGTTGGCCACATCACGTGGGCCTGCGTCTTCGGTTACGCATGTCGAAAGGGCCGTCAGGAGATCCTGGACAGCCCCAAGCCGCCATTCGGCTGCTTCGAATAACGAGGCTTGAGAAGCGCTGCGATCAAGGAAGAGAACGGGTTCGCCGCAGCCCTGTGAGCCAGAATCAAGCGCCATGAAGTTAGCCATTTACCGCCTCCTTCGAGCGCATTGCCTCGATTGAGCGAGCTTTGGACATGGCTGCGTTGTAGCGAGCAAGGCGAACTGAAAGAGAGGAATCAGCGTGAAGCGCTGCCATCGCAATGGCGCGGTGATAAGCAGCACGAGCTTTAGCCGGATTGAGGCTGAGGATATGACGCTTCGTCATGGTCAGGATGCCTATGTAGCGGTGTTGTTCTCCGCTCTCCACGACGCCAATCATGGGTGGGCGGAACCGTGCAGGTTGGCGTACCGGACATAGGAACCGGCGCTCCCGAGGGAGCCCCACACGGCCCGCCCATAAAGCAAGCCATGTCATGGACACAAAAAAACCGCTCTAGTGGCGGTGTGTCCGCCTATGTGTCAGGACGCCAATCCTGGTCGCTGAATTTGCAGCGACGACGAAACGTTAGCGAGTTGCGACGGGTTTAGCAATAGCTAACGTTACCAAGGAAACGAAAGCCTGAAGAAGAAACGGTCGTTCAGACGGTTCCGTTTCTTTTCGCTATCCCGGTTCGTTTTGGAAATCGTCGCCTTAGCTATGAGCCGTCTAAACCGGGGCTTGTAGAACATTCGGACGAATCGGTCCCCTGTTTCGTTTTCACATCCGATTGTCAGCATAGAAAAGAAGCTCACGACCACCAACAACGGGCGCGGTGGGGCCTTTCGCGTGGTCGCAACTTGCGCGTGGCGATGGTGGATTAGCTTTCAACTTGGTCAAGGTTGGAGGGGGGATGCGAGGCGGACGACTTGCTGAAAACCCTTTAGTGGCGCGGCTTGTGGAACTTTGACGATACAACAGCTGAAATAGAAAGCTGCGTTCAAGATTGAATGGGTAACTTGAGCGGGGATTCCGGTCGAAGCGCTTCTGGTGCGGGCTTCAACGGATTTTGGGCTATGCCAAATGTTGTGCTAACTCCAGGGTCGCCGGCTTGCCGGGCGGCTTTTTGGCTTTGCACGTCTTTGGCATAACTCGCGGCCGGGCCGGCTTTTCATGATTCGGGACAATCCCGATTAGATGTAGCCAATTTCCTCTAGCCGTCTGAGTATTCGCTGCTCCTTGACTTTAAGTGTTCCAAGCTCCACCAAGAGATCAATCGCCTCCATCCCAGCGAGGTCGCCCAAGAGATCCTTGGCCACGGCCGCAGCGGCCTGGTCCTTCGACTTGAGGTCTAACGAATAGCGGCCTAGAGCGGTCTTCGATGTCTTACAGGCGTGCTCTGTTGCCAGCCATTCCGCCAATGGCTGTAGGCCTTTGTAACCATTACTACGCAAGCGTTCGTTCAGCTCTTGCTTGACCTTTCCTGGGAGCAAATCAAGGGGGCTGCGAGGAGGCATGGGAAAATCCTTTCGGTGAAGTGAGTCGGCATGCTAACCGGGATCGTCCCGTATCAGATAGTCCCTTTTAGCCGCTCCTCATCCCGCTTCAGTCCTACCCCCTCTGTGCCAAATATCTCACCTCCTCACAAGAGGCCCGCATCGGAAGATGCGGGCCTCTTTGCTTTGTAAGGCACAAGAGGGTCAAAGGGCGCGGTCCGACGCTGCTACCTGAACGGAGGAGGGGCAAAGCGCTGTGCGTCGAGTGCTGGCCGAT